AAAACTTTTCCAAAATGAAATTATTTTTTGATTCTATCTTTGACCCAAAAATATTCTCTATGATTTTTATTTTTTTTTATTATTTTTTTATTATATTTGAATAGTTATAAAATGTCGTATAAGTATTTAGAAATTCGCCCAAACAATGTTCCCGCTGATAACAAGATCCAATTTCAAGGGATTCCAGTGCTTTCGTTTTCCATAGGTTCTCAAAATGCTCTCTTAAAGTTGGATAGTGTTAAGGTCGCTGGAAAACTTAACATTTGGAGTAACCGTGGCGGAACTCCTCTGACACATCCTACATCAGGAAACTCTCCCGAATGTATGGCTTCGGAGAAGCTCGGTGTCTATGGATTATTTTCGCAGTTAGTTTGGAGAAATTCAAAGTCAAAGCAGGTTTGCGAACATATTAGACATTATTCTCGCTTTATGAGTTCATATCTTCCCGTTCTATCGTCAACCCAAGATGCTATGTCTCATCTTTCTGAAACCGCACTTATCATGCCGTCAGCCCAAGCCTTTCAGAATTCAGTGATAAGAAACACGACGTATTCCTCATTTTGCGTCCCACTTCCAAGCGGGATGACTATGGGTTCAGGAGTTGAAGGAGTTCCAGAAGGTCATCTGCCCTTATTTGAATCGGGATTTGGGGGGCTAGATTGTGAAATTCATTTAAGTCCCGACCAACAGTTTTTCTTTTCTACTGATGGGACTGCCACGCCAATCACCGATTGTTTTTATGAATTAGAAGATGTCAAGATTGTTTGTGAAGTATTTGTTCCAGCACCGGATGAATTATCTCGTCTCATGTCTCGTACATCTGACATATTCTCATTCAACTCTATTTCGTCATACACCTCAACGCTTCAAAGCACAAATTCAATTGTCAATTTTCAGCTTGGTCTCTCTCGGGTTCTTTCTGCCTTTGTTAATTTTGTTCCTTCTTCGTTTGTTAATAATCTCGCCCAAAATGGATATATTACTTCTTTTCCAGCGAAAAAGGATGGCACTATTTGTGCGATTGATGATATAGCATTTCTCAAAAACGGTGAACGTTACCCCTATGAATACACGGTGGACGCAAATATTAAACAAGATAGCAAAGTCAAAAGCGTAGATTCTCAAATTGTTAAGGAATTTGCCTCGGCGATTATTCCTGAAACAAATCATCTCCGCACACAGATGAGCCCTGTAAATACAAATAGATTTTGGACGATGAAAAATGGTGCTGACGTGGATGATTATGATATGATTCCCGATGGTGGACCTGTCTATGGTGTAGGTGTTCTTTATGACATGTTGGATTCGGATGGAGTCAATTTCAAATCGGACGCGTTCACGCTTCAAATGACAACCACTCTTGATGATGCTAATCCCAACACCGCTTTCTTATTTGTTAAAGCAAAGAATTCTCTTGCCTATTCTCCAAATGGAATAGAGGTAGTTAGCTAGGTATGGAACTTCGTGTCATAAACTTTTTCTATAACTTAATTTAATTTTTTTTTATTTTTATATTAAAATTTTATATTTGAATTAATATAAAATATGGCTACTACTGAACAGATATCCGCTGGATCGCTTGATGACCGTGACGGAGATAATGTTGCTGACCTTACTCGTCCATCTTTAATGGATTTCTCTTACAGTCAGAAAATTTCATCAGAAATAAGGGAAGCCGTGGTTCTAAGCGATTCTTTCGCTAGATTTCAGATAGATAGGAAGGGATTCCTATCGCATCAATCCAAAATCACTTTTTCTGTTGTTCCTGTTGCGACCAATACTTCTGCTTTTTTCCCGACAAATGTTGGAGTTAATTCTCTAATTTCCCGCGTTGTTTTAAAGGCTGGAAATCGCACAATCTCGGAAACCCAAGAATTCGGACAACTTAAAGCATATGAAAGCATGTTTTTAACTGGTGAAGCAAATAAGGAAAGAGAAATGTATTTAACCCAAAGAGTTATGAACCATGCTCCCGTCTTTGAAGATGATAGCACCACCCACAACACCAATTCGGATGCTCCCACTTATGGTCTAGACATTGGACGTGCTTATGAAGGAACAAACCTCAAACTTCTTCCCTGCAATAGAATGGACGGAACTAACGCGACAACTATCGCCGAATCTCCTGTTTATTCTGTATATATTGGAGATCTTGTTGATTTATTTAAGAATCAGGATTTTCCAGTTTATCTCTGCGATGAAGAACTCTTTTTGGAACTCCATTTTCAGGAAGACAGCAAAAAGCGTGTAAATGTTAACCAAGCCCAAGCAGGGTTCACGGCTAAATATGTCATTGATAGTGCTGAAACACGTATGATGTATGATACCATTTATTATGACGGAGACACCATGGAAGCGTTTAGGAATAAGGCTAATAAGTCGGGGCTCACTTATCAATATCATGATTATCGCCTCACCAAGAGGACTGCTTCAACTCCCGCAACGTGGGCGAATCTCGTTCAGAATGTTGGCGGAGCTGGACGCTTTGTTGATAAAGTTGTTGTAAGAATTGGAAATGATACAGCAAACAAAGAAAAGGCTCTTCTTAACAGTTATTATTCTCAATTTCCTTCGGCGGGAGGTACAACATTTAACATCAGATATAATGACCGATATGAATTCCCGATTGACCGTGATAATTCTGCTCTTTTATTCCAAACTATGAAATCCGCAGAAGGTCAAGTTCCATTTATTACGCGTCAGGAATATTCCCGCGAGATGCCAAACACCATAACAAACAGAACTTTTGAAGGTATAGATCAGAGAACGTCACTTGGCGGTAATCTTCATTATTTAGCAGTCAAGCCTGAACGTGAGGAACGTATTAACAATCAAGGTATTGATATTATTCTAAAAGGAACGTACCCTGCTGAAAGTCTCACTCTTATGGTTTGGATTTCTCTTCGTAAGGTCGCAAGACTTCAAGGAGGGCGATTGGACTGCTATTTCGCGTAATACTATTTCAAAGATAACCACCTCTTTTTTTTATTTTTTTTTTATTTAAAATATTAATCTAATTATTATTATAAAATATGAAGATTAATGTTGAAAATATAAATGAAGAAATTCAAACGGCTCGTCCGAGTTTAAAAACAAATACAGTCAAACAATATGAAAGCAATTTAAAAAAATTGAAAAAGATGTTTGAATCTGACAATTGGGATTTCCTAAACAATCCCGAAAAAGTTGAAGAGAAAATTTCCCATCTTCATTTCACTAGTAGACGCAATCATTATAATGCGATTATTGTTCTTTTAATGGCTTTGAACTCTGATAATAAATATGATAAAATTTTAGCGAAATATGATGAAATGAGAAATGAATTAAATGAGGAATACAATAAACAATCCTCAACGATATCAGATAAACAATCAAAGAATTTCGCATCTATGGAAGAAATAAATGACATGATTTCAAAAGTCGGAGAAGAATTGAAAGCGATGAAATTAAAACAAAAAGAGAATTTAAATAAAAAGGAAATGGCTTTGCTTCAATTTTTTGTCTTAGTCAATTTATATAAAAATATTCCTTTGAGAAATGACGTATCTTACATGGAAGCGATCAAACCGAGTGACTTAAAGAAACTATCAAAAGAAGAGCAAAAAGAAAAGAATTGGTTATTGATGGAAAAGAATAAATTATCTATAATTTTAAACAATTATAAATCTGATAAAACATACGGACAAAAAATCATCCCGATTGAAGATAAAGATCTCAAAAGGTTATTAAATTATTATATTAAGATAATTGGTGGAAAAGGTGTTTTATTTAAGTCATCCACTGGAACCGCATTAAGTCCAAATGCTCTCACTCAATTCTTCTTGAAATTCACGAAGAAATATATGGGAAAGGCTGTCAGCACAACTCTCATGAGAAAGGCTGTCGCCTCTCATCATTTTGGCGAAGGTACTGAATTTGCTAAATTAAAGAAAGAACAAGAAGACTTGGCTTTCAAGATGGGTCACTCAACAGCGACTATGAATAAGGTTTATATAAAAGACAAAAAAGATGAATCAAGTGAATAAATTAATATCATTTATTTCTTTTTCATTTCGTGTGGTGGTATATTATACTTTAATTTTATTGTTGTTTTAGCTGGTAAATAATCTGTCCATCGTTTATATATTTTTCTCCATTCTCCAGCCGTGCCACCTATGCCTTCTATTTCAAGGGCATTTATAAATTGTCTAACTAATTTAGATAGATTATTTTTAAATTTTGGCGGTGCTTGACCTTTTCCAAATTCAAAAGGTAATCCCTTACTTGTTTCAGAATCATAAGTCATTAATGTTGATAATATATCCCTCCACTCTTCAAATTTAATTTTTTTATCTAGAAGTAATACTCCAGCGTTATAAAGTGCTTGATCTCTTTTAACTTTTTCAAATTTCTTCGGTTTCGCTAATACTTTAAATAAGTCTCTCACGAAAACTTTTTTATCTGCTG